GGATTAACTTATGAAGATTATTTAAAAGAATCAAACCCACAAGCAATCCGTGCTTTAGATGATGCAGTAGCCAGCCAATATAATCAGTTACAAGAAACTCCAGCTGCTGTAGCCCCAGAAGTAATACCTGCACCAACCGCAACTAAAGGTAAACGTACTGGCCGACCACGTGTAGAGTTAACTTATGAACAACAAGCTGAAAAGAAACAAGCTAAAGCCGCTCAGACTAAAGATTGGAAAGCAGCTACTAAAACTGTACAAGCAGCTATAGAAACTCTTGATACACCTGAGCCTATTAGAGATAACTTTGCAACTCAAGATGCTTATTTAGATGCAGGTGTTCAGCATAGAGCAAGACGCAACCAGGCCCTAGATACTTTGCATGAGATTTCTAAAGGTCAACAACGAGATAGCAAACCAGGTAAGGCTGCTAAAGAAGCTTTGTCTCATCCGTCTGTTACTACTCAAGAACAAGCTAACCTTCAACAGCGTATAGAAATTAAAAAGAAAGCTGCAGCCACAGCGGGTAAACCATCTAAGTCTGAAACTTCTGGTACACCAGATTCTAAATATTATTCATTTGATAATGCTAGCCAAGCTATTAACTACATAGCTAATAATGGTACTTTATTTGAACGATTCTTGGCTAAGCGTTTAAGACCTTTCCTTAAGGGTGTAAACCTTATAGTAGTAAATGCAGCCAATGAAGTGCCTGAGAGTCTTCGCACTAACTTTAAAGGTGCTAACGGTCTTTATGCAGCAACAGAATTAAATGGTAAGTCGTATAGAACTATTTACCTACGTGGCGAATCCTTTGGCAACTCTACAGATTTTCAAGGCGTAAACAACACAGTATTCCTACACGAAGCTCTGCATGCTGCAGTCAATGCTCGTATTGACGAGTGGAGAAGCCTGTTAGAAGAAGGCAAAGAAATACCACAAAAGCTTGGCGATGCTATCAATGGTTTGATGGATGTAATGCGTAATGCAAGTCGTGAGTATGCTTACCAAACCTTAACAGGCACAATTAATGTTGACCCACGTGTTGCACAGCTATTTACCAGCGAAGCTGAAGGTGGTATTCAGATTTATGACGACCTTAAAGAGTTTGTAGCGTATGGTCTAACTGAAGACTCTATGCAGCAGTTCTTGTTCCAAATCAAAGGCGAGATTGTTCCTAATCAGCCTGGTAGATTTAGGTCTTTATTTAATCGCTTTGTACGTTCAATCCGTGATTTGTTTGACATGGATGACTCACACCAGTCTGCGTTGCAGGATTTAATTGTACTTACAGAAGGTTTGCTTAAATACGATACCGAACTGCAAGAAGCACCGCAAGTAAGTGCTGCACGACAAAAGAAAGCTAAGGCTCAAAAGCTAGACCAAGATACTAAAAAGGTTATGCGTAGTCAAAATATTCACGATATTGCTGAAGGCTTTGGCGGTTGGGTAAAAGATGGTCATGACTTTGGTGATTTAGTTGATTTATTAAAAGCTAGATTTAAAGGCATGACTGAGGATGCTATTAAAACTACGCTTATGACTTTACGTACATCTGACATTATTCGTTGGATGGGGGATAAAATTGCTGGCCTAAAAGAAATTGATGAGTTTACTCAAAAAATGGCTGCGATGAGAACTAATATGCTTGAAGCATATGCAGCTAAAGCTGACCAGCTAGCTAAGTTTATTGTAAGTAACAAAGGTAGTGACAAGATTCTTGGTAACGCTATGCACCTTGCACGCCTTAAAGGTGTTACACCAGATGCGCATGCTACCGCTATCGAAGCCGCTAACAATGACCCCAAAGTTATTGAATTAACAAAGTTAATAGAAGACCCAGCTACTCCTGCAGAAAAGATATCTAATCTAACAGGGCAAAGAACCCGTCGTAAAAATGATATTCAAATTGTTTATGACGCTTGGACACAGCTAGGTAAGATTGAAGGCGGCCACGAGATGTATAAAATGGTACGTCAGTTCTACAAAGATAACTTTAACTTGCAACGCCACTACTTAGACGAGCGCATTGAACGCCTACAAGAGTTGCCTGGTGATGTTAAAGATGAAAAGACTCCTAAAGGCCAGCTCATGGCTGAGATTCGCAAGATGCAGGAGAAGGATGCTATACAAGAATACTTCCCATTAATGCGTCATGGTCCAGCTTGGTTCCGTGAATCTGGTACAGATGGTGGTTTTATTTTATTTGATGAACCATGGCAGCGTGAGTTGTATGCAATCAAACGTGCTAAAGAATTAGGTAAGCCTGTTGAAGAGTTGTTTAAAGACTTAACCTTTACTTCTGGTAATGATATAGCTTCTCTAAGAAATACTAATCAAAGAGAAAGCACCATGTTGAAAAACATGTTTGAAATCATTGATAAGGCTAACTTAGATGAAATTTCTTCTGAAGATTTAAAAGACTCGTTATATCAAACTTGGTTAACAACTCTGCCAGAAGCAAGTATTCGCAAGCAGTTTATGCATGCAGAAAATGTATCTGGTTTTAGTGCCGATATCTTCCGCAACTTTACTGAATCTGCTAACCGTATGGCTAGCCAGACCCCACGCCTCAAGTATGCAGACCAAATGCAAACTGAGATTACTCGTGCTAGAGATAGTCTTGCAGGTGACCCGGACCAAGCCAAGTTAGGTTTGTTTATTGATACTGTTGGTGGCCGTGCAATGGAGCAGCTAAACCCACCAAGCCCTAATCAACTAGCTTCTATAGCTACAAGATACGCATACTATATGTTATTGACTGGTGCTGGTTCTGCTGCTGTACAGTTAGTTGCTGTTCCAGTTATGATTTACCCAGTATTGGGTGCACGTTATGGCTATGCTAGAGCCTCACTTAAGTTTGCTGCTTATTCAAACATTCTAGGTAGCATGGGTGTCAACATTAAAGAGACACCAGAAACAATTCGTGGGTACCACATACCTAGCGTAACTGTATCTGTAGCTGATTCTTCACGTATTAAAAACAGCAAGACTTTATCTGCAGCATATCAAGCACTTAAAGAGCGTGGCTTGTTTGCCTTTACTGAAAACAATCTTCTTTCCCAGCGGGGTCGTACCCCATTAAATGCAACTCTTAGCGGGCCTAAGAAAGCATTACGTATGACTGCCAATATTATGTCTGGTTTGTTTAGTGGTGCAGAACGTGTTAGTCGTGAGATTGCTGCGATGATGGCGTTTGAAATGCACTACGATAAGACTAAGAACTTTGAAGAGTCTGTTGAAAAAGCTATTGCTGCTGTGCAAGATAACATGGGTCGCTACGATGCTATGGAAAGACCAGAGTTATTTAAGAAGTTACCAGTTATTTCCCAGTTCAAAATGTACGCAGCAAACATGACTTCTTTCTTTGTTCGCCATGCGTATAACTCAACTAAAGTAATTAGTGACCCTAAGTTAGCCTTTGAAAGCATGAAGATTTTAACCGGCGTTTTGATGATGGGCGCTATGTTCCATGGATTAAAAGGTATGCCACTCTATAGCGTTGTAGGTGCAGTTGTTGAAGCGCTTAGCGACTTGGGTGATGACGACGAAGAGAAGCGTAGAAAACGTGCTAGAAATCCGCTAGTTGCACAGAATGCTGACTTGCGTTTCCGTGAGTTTTTAAATGATAACTTTGGTCCTGTTATGGGAGACGTACTTTACAGCGGCCCTATATCTTCTCTTACCGATATTAATATTGGTGCTAAGACTTCGTTTGATAACTTGTGGTTCCGTGGCGGCAAACCAGCTAAGACTAACCAGGAAGCATTTAATAACTTTGTATTAGCCAATATTGGCCCAGCAGTATCAGGTATTCTTGGTCAGACTGGTGCATTAGACGACTTTGAAAATGGGCATATTGAACGTGGCCTAGAGAAGATGTTACCTGCGTTCTTCAAAAACCCACTAGTAGCTGGACGTCTTGCAACTGAAGGCGCTAAGACTAAGGGTGGCGATACCATTATTAAGAAAGAAGATGTAACTGCGGCTAACGTAATCGCACAAGCTGCGGGCTTTGCTCCTACTAAGTTGGCTCGTCAACAAGAAGTTGGCTTTGAGTTAAAAGGTGAATATGTCAAAGCTGAGCAAGAAAGAACTCAGATTCTGCAGCGCCTAACCGACTCTGTCTTAAACAAAGATTTTGGTGGTGGTCAGAAAGATGTACAGCCTGTTATCAATCAAATCCGTCAGTTTAACAAACGCTACCCAATGGATAAGGTAATGATTGACGGCGATGCTATCCAAAATACTTTGGATTCAGCATTAGAAGCTAGGGCACGCACATATAAGGGCGTACGTATTCCAACCGAAGCTATGATTCCTTACTTTGTTCCTGTCTTAAATCAGGGCAAGAAATAAAAAATCCCCGCACTAGGCGGGGACAAAGAGGGGAGGAAGGAGCTTTCTTCCAAGGAAAAGCAGACGTGGTCTGCCCTTGCAGTATAACTCAAATCCTCCAGACACGAATACCTCTGATGCTATCTTCGATGCTAACCTTCATCAAAACTGGCATCTGCAATCTTTTTGCGGTGCGAGCTATATCCTGCTTAGCTTGCATGCAATTCAAGCAAGGAACAAAGAAAGACGTCCCCGGCTTGAAGTTTTTCCAATTAATGTTGTAGCTCAGTTTCCCTACTAGCATGCTCAATCTCCGGTGCAATTAATCCATCTATATCTAGTAACCCAGTAGAGCAATCAAATATCAATGCTGTTACTCCAGGGGAGGTAATTTTCATACCTTTAGACATACGCTTATTCATGTAGCCTTTGTAGAATCCTTTAAGTTCTAATTCTCTTAGGGTGTCCTTGTAGTTAGTCTGGCGTTCTACACAGTCGTGCTTAAACTCACGAGTTACAAAGAACATCAACTTAGTATCAGGCTCATAGCGGATAAGCAATTCGCCCTTAGGTTCTAAAGTAGGCAAAGAATGGGCTGCAGTACGTTTATCTACGTCAGCTTTTACTACCAAGATGTTTTGCATGTGGCGGTTAATATAGTCACCCACTACGGCTACGGCGCTTTCTGTAGGAGGTTTAATCTCTTCACGCATGCCTTGGATAGTCTTGCAAGTCCATTTATAAATCTCGGCCATGTCATAGTCATGCAAACCAATACGCTTAGCAATAAGGCCACCAGCTATGTTACAAGCCGCCACAGCTGACCAAAAGCGTTCAGGAGGGGTTAGCCTTAACTCGGTATCAATACGGCGTTGTACATCCAAAATAGCCTGTACTGCTTCTTCTAAGTTATCTACCAGCCACTTGATGTATATATCCCCAGCATGCCCGTAATTCTCCTTTAGCTGGCGGTCAAATAGGCGCTTACCATCTTCGGTAGAAATAACATTGTTAGGTGGGATTGTGTACTCAAAAAGACGTAGCATCTCAGCATTAGCCCCAGCCTTAGCAGAACCTAACTTTTCATAGAAAGACGCATTGGCGCTAGCCAAAGACATAGTCTGCCAAGTAGTGTTGTTTTCACGCAACTCATTGGTAGCCCCTTTCATGCGGTCCTTAGCCCTACCTTGAGACATTCCATAAGCCAAATCTGAGAAGTCTGCAGGGGTTATATTGGTTATTTCGTCAATGGTATAGGGTAAGTTATTCATTACCCCCAAACGCTGCATCTTGGCGTTGTTTGTGTCCTTCCAGACCGATGACAAAGACTCGGGGTGACCATACACACTGTTGCACATAAACAACGTTGTTGACTTACCAGTACCGCCAAACTTATAGATGACGTTAATGATTGCACCCTTAAGTCCAGTGAACTTAAATAGTGGTGCGCCAAAGGCAGTCAGGGCAGCAAACGCATGTGGTTCTAGGCCCGGTAGGGAATACATATTAAATACTTCTCGCCAGTCTTCATACGTACCACATGGCACCATGTACTGTGCAATGGCTCGGGTCTCGGTTGATGCTGGACTTCCATAAGTACCATCCTTGCTAATCTCCCTATCCCCAATAATGAACTTGCTGTCTTTATCAGCCCATCCAAATTGTGTTCTCATAATTTCTGATTTCCTTTTGTATTGCAGATTTTTTACAAATGACATAACAAAGTTAGATAAGTATTTCATTTGCGTTGGTGTGCAAGCTACACCCTTTGTTGCCAGCTCTTTTTTTAATTCGTCTGGTGATGCTATGATTGACAAAGGCACTACAAATTCCTTTATGCCATCATGAGGCAGATGCAGTTTCATTAATGCAACGGCTCCCGCAGTTGGGTCGGTCATTAACTTAACTACATATAAATCATGCTCATATACGCAGATTGGTTCGGCTTCCTCTGTTGTTGGGGGCATAAAGATTCCACCCGCAGCACCACGTAAAAACGGCTTAGGATACTCAGGGATAACTTCTACCACACCCTCTTTCACTTCTACCTTGTTATCTTCTAACTTCGCTTCATTAATCTCAGAACTAAGTGCGACTGGTCCTGTAATTTTGCCTTTCCATTTGCAGCCATCGCAACCACCAGGATTGTGTTTCTCAAATGTTGCACAGGTATGAGGGCCGCCTTTACCTTCTTTTTGTTGGGTAGCTTTAGCCTCGGTAGCAATCGCATCATAGTCAGGGTGCTGACTAGACATCATATGAATAGCAACCTCTCTATCCACGCATACATTAGCTACGGTTAGTGCCGACCACCATAATGGCTCGCTGATTGAGTCTTGATTTTCATAAGCATAATTAAGCTGTTGGCAACCGTTATCACCACGAATCATGATGTTCTTAAAGCGTTGAATCTTGTTGCCTAACAAAGACTTAGTAAATTCGTTAAGCTCACCTTTACTAGGTGCAAACTCTATGGGTGCTACCTCAGTAACACCTAGTATTTCCTTGAACTTCCCAAACTCTATAGGCGCACCTTCTACTATGATTGATACTGGTAGGGCTGGTATTTCTTTAAAGTTAAATGTTCCAGGTATCCGCAAGACTCTAGCGGTTTCAAACACGGATGGGTCTACATAAAAGTTTTGTTTAATGCAAAGGTCTCTAAAGCGTTTAGCTACTGGTTCCCAAGCGTTCCGTGAAACAGATTCTGTTAAGGGCCAATACACATGTAAGCCTCTGCCTGAGTCAACAATAATTGGTGTTGGTAAGCCAATTAAATCGCAGAACTTTTTGAGTTCTTGCATACCTGTTGCTTGGTCAATATAACCATCAGGTCTTCCAGTTTTTGGGTTTACTTCTGCTTTAGCTTCGCCGCAATCTATATCCAGCCAGAATGCTTTAAGCGCTTTCACGTTATCTTGTTCTCTGCTCTCGCCAGTTTCAAACTTAGCAAGCCCAAAGAATACGTTGCGTTCTTCTGCAACAAACTTTTCTGTTATTTTATTTACTTCTTCTCGTGTCTGTACTAGCTTTTGTCTTACAGATTTCCCTTTAATTCCAAGTACAGCAAACCATCCCTCTTGGGGAAGTACTGTATCTAAAAGGTCAATTGTTGTCATATATCTTCCAAAGAAACACAATCGGAGAGGGTTTGGCGTCCTCTCGTCCTGTGTATAAAAAACAATTAATTAAAGCTGGTCTAATAAACCTTGTATGGCAGGCTCGTATACTTCTTGTGGGTCGTGCAGACCCGTAAACCAATTATATACAGTCATCCGGCTAACTCCGATAATCCCAGCAACTTGTGCTACGGAAATGCTACACCGTATGCACTCCTTGCCGAGCATTACCCCAAGCTTTTTCTTATCGGCTTGTTTGTTTAACTGGACCAGCTTTACGCTGTAGCCGTGGCTCATTAGTCTACCGCACTCCACGCATTGATTACGTCGCCTAAACTCTTCTTACTAGCTGGCGCAACCTCAACTTTTTTAGTAGCACGTTTTACTGGTTCAGATACTTCTTCGTCCGGTTCCATTTGTGTTACAGGTTTCTTAACTGCAGGTGCAGCCAATGTAGGCTTTTTAACACCATCAGTTTGAGCTACGGTTAAAGTAATGGCATTCTTAGCTTCGATAGAATCACCAGCTTCTGCAGCTAAATGCCATTCATCTTCAGTGATGTGACGTGCTGGAGAGAACAACAACTTAGGTGTATCACTATCTGTATCCAAACTAATTTGGGTTACGATTTGGTTAATGTTACGACCATTACCAGCTACGTATTTGATATAGCTTTCGAATGGATGCACATTACCTTCACCCTTACCAAAGATAGAAGTAGATGGAAGTTGTAGCTGATACACATCACCGCTTGTGTCGCCTTCCAAAAGGACTGCAATCTTACGGGTGTAACGACATGCACGAGAGTTGCCATTGCCTGAACCAGCTACGTTTTGTGGACAAGTAGCGCATGAATCGCTTTGACGTCCTTCATCTTTAGTGTCCGCATGAACACCATCATTAGATACACAAGTAGGGGGAACGATTGCATTTGGGTCGTACTTACCAGCATAGTAAATACGAGATACGCCCTTAGCTGCATTAACAATGATTACGTTTAATTCACGGCTAGTAATCTTACCAACTTCTTCGCCGCCTACAATCTTACGGAATACACCACCACGGATTGAAATGCGTTTACCACCGCCGCTAATCTTACCAGCAAGAGATTTAGTTAAATCATTAAGGCCGTTAGCGCCTTGTAAGAATGCTGGTACTTCTTGATTAAAAATAGTTACGTTACTCATTATTACTCCTTGTGCACGGCTTCGCCGGTTTTTAAAAATTTTAAAAATACTTCTGCAGACTCAGTAATTGCTACTGCACCGAATCCTTCCTTCTTCGCTTTTACTGCTTCAGACAACGCAATACTACGCATCTGTATTTCAATCTGTGCATTCTGTTGTACATCTTGCATAGCTCGTTGTTGTGCTTCTTGGATTGCGACTTCCATTTCCATACGGGCTTGTTGCTCTGGTGTCGCTTGTTGTGCTTCTGACATATTAGCTCCTTCTAACTACCACGGTATATTTTCTATCGACCTGAACTCCCGGTGGCATCAGCTCAGGATTTTCTTCTAAAAACTGCTTCATGTTTGCTTGATGAATACGTTGCTCTAACAAACCTAAAGCATCATGCTCTTTAATAAATTGATGCATAGACTCCCAATCGGTAGACCAATAGCGGGTAGATATTTTACGGATGATTGTGCCTGACTCGGTCTTAATGCTTGTGGCATTTTGGTCCTTACATAGCTCCAACAACTGCTCCGATATCATATCTAGTTGCTCTTGAAATTCTGCCAACTTAGACTTCATCTTTTCCTCTTCGGCGTGCTTAGCATCTCTTATTTTTATATAGATGTTTGCAAGCTTTTCTGCTGACATTTGCTCCATTACATGCTCCTTTTTAGAGCTGTTAGTATACCACATTTCTTTACTGTGTCAAACTATTATTCTATTTCTTGGCGGTACAAATCAATCAACCTTGTGTGGTTATCAATGTTGTTATTTAGCATCTTGTACAACTTGCTTTCCACTTCGCTACCCTTGATATGCACGATAGTCATAGGGTTCTTTTGGCCGGGCCTATTAATACGGGCGTTGGCTTGTAGATATGTTTCTACACTCATTACAGGAGCGTACCAAATGATGACATTAGCCGCAGTTAGGGTTAACCCGTGCGATGCAGCTTGGGGTTGAATAATTAGAACTTGAATGTTATCAGTATCTTGGAAGTCTTGAATAATTGTATTACGTCTTGCTACTGGAACCTGCCCATTAATTGTGTCATTACTAATACCATTCTTAGTTAAGTAAGCCCGCAGTAACTCTATGGTATGCGTGAAAGGTACAAACACTAGCACCTTGTGGGATGCCTCATCAATAACTTCCTTAACAACTTGTAGCCTGTTGGATACATCAAACTCCACAACTTCTTTAGTATCGGTATAGACCGCACCACCTGAAATTTGTAACAGCTTATTAATACTTGTTGCCGCATTTGCTGAACTGATTTCTTCTCCAGCCGCTTGAATAATCATGTCTTGTTTAAGCTTTTGGTAATACTTCTTTTGCTGAGGAGTAAGGGGTGCTTCACGTTCTACAAAAGTTACATCGGGTAAGTCTAAGCATTGACTCTTTTCAAAACGAATCGCTGGTTGTAAGGCTTGATGTACTACATCTTGTGCGTTGGATTTAGGAACCCAACGATACATACCAACTTTGTACATGACTTGGTCACGGAAAGAACCAAAGAATTTAGGAACTCCATCTGGGTTAATTAGCTTGGCTAAACCATAGGCATCAATTGGTGACTGTGCGGCGGGTGTTCCTGTGAGCATCCACAGACCCTTAATATCTTTGCACAGGTCACGCAATATCTTCCAGCGCTCTGTAGTTACA